CTTTTTATATATATTTTCATTTAATTTTTTAGGTATAAATTTACCAAGTATAGGAATTGCATTTCGTTTAACTGCCATTGCATCAAATACACCCTCTACTAAAGTTATAGGTTCATCCCAATTGATTTGGTTTTCAAACATTATAACATTCTTAGAAACAGGTGGATTCTTGTATTTAAATGGTTCATCTGGAAATACAGAACGTGCAATAAAGTAATTAATTCTATTATCCATATCATAAGAAGGAATGATAATACGACCTGCATAGTGTCCTCCATCACAATAACCAATGTTATATCTTCTGATATCTTCTGTACTAAGATTACGTTGTTTTGCGTATTCAGCCACTCTCTTGTATGTAGGATTAAACCCAACAGGCACCTTTAGTAATGATTTAAATTCACTTGGTAATCTCAGTTCTACCTTTTCATCTTCATTGTTATCGGAATATACAATATAATCATCTCCATAAATTTCATATACCTTCTTTAACTTATGTGAACTTACATTGAGTCTTTTTAATAATCGTTGTATTCGTTTTCCCTTTGCATCACATACCCAACAATGCCATTGCTGTGTAGTTAAGTTAATTTGTAATTTTTTCTTATGGTGATGACAAAATGGACAATGATGTGCTTGTTCATCGTTTTTCATTGATGTACCAATCCCTAAAGTATCATTTAATATATTAATAACCTCTTGCCTTTCGTGGTGTGAAAGCATATTTTATCTTTTAATAATACAAATATACGAAATTAAATCCATATATCCAAGTCTTTTCTTGATTATTTTTATATCCAAAGAAAAGTTCATTTATTTTTAAATTAACAAACTATTAGTTTGGGTTTATAAACAAATATACGAAATTAATTTGTAATATCCAAGTCTTTTCTGAAAAACTTTCCTAATAAGTTATCGTTTAATGCTAATTCATCAGCTAATACATTATGTGAAAACTGTTCTTGTAACTCATAATAAGTTAAAGATTTCTTATTTCCACAAAATTTAAGTATTTTTAATTCAAGTCTATCATTAGCCGTTAGATACGGTCTTCCATCCTTATCAAACCAACCACTAACGATTTTGTTTGAGGAACGATAATCTACCCAATTAGATTCTTTGGTAACCATTTCATATCGCTTCATTCTTTTATCAGTTAATGCAGCAGTTTCCTTTTTACCAAACTTTCTCTTACGAGTAGATTGTACTTGTTTTTTACCGATGTAATATTCACCAGTTAATCCATTTGTTATTTTGTATATAAATCCATGTGTGCCTTCTGGCATATCATGTAGTTCGTTAATTATTTTACCTTGGTAAGTCCATGTCATAGTTAAATATTTTGAAATCATCTTGATATCTTTCTTTTACCCAATCGACCATCCACTCTTCTGTAAAGAAGTGTTTATAATAATTTTCTTGATTTAAAGTTGGATGTGTATCGTAAATTGGATTACGGTTAAGATGCGGAATAGTTGAAGTACAATTTATTTTATTTAATATTTGTGTTACATCGTTCCCATAATTTTCATAATGAGCTACGTATGATATTTTTCTGTGTTTCGTCTTTCCCGCATTAATGTAGTAACTTTGGGGGAGAATCCATTGATGAAATGGATTTGCTTTTTTTAAAAACTCACCAAATGAATAATTGTGTGCTTTTTTTCTAAGCTCATGATTGTAAGCGGATGCGATTCGTGTGTACGGATTTCTTACTATTGTAAAAATATAATAATCGGATACATCATCAACCCATCTTATAGAATCATGTCCTGTAATTTGTTGTGTTCCATCTATTCCCCTAATAATGGAAGATAGTGATGTTCCACCTGTTTTGGGTATATGAATAAATGCCCATTTTTCAGAACTATTTATCAGTAAACTCAAATTATTGTTTTATCGTGTAACCGAATCAGAGTATTTTTTCTGGTTTAATGTACCTCCTCTAGCAGTTGCTAAAGCTTTGTCATCCTTATGTAGTTTGTTTCCCATGTCTGCAGATGTAGGAGTTTTATCCTTGCTACTTCCATTTAACTTTGAAAACTCCGAACCTTTGTATATGTCTTCGATTGATGCCATAATTATTTTTATTCAGATACTATTTTTAAACATAAGTCATCATCTCCGAGTGCATCGTAAATATCAGTCCCATCTTCATAAGTATCATATTGAAATACACCTTCTAAATCATTATCTTCAGCATATGATTGAACTTGTTCTAATGTTAGTTCCAAGTTATCTGTTACTATTGATTTGTCTTTAGCTAATAATTGATATAATGCCATAATATTTTTCCTTTTTAATTTTAGTTTTAATTAAACCTTCACATATAAATATAGAAAACTAAATTAAACCGAATTTTTATGTATCTAATCTAACAATAAAGTTCATATCGTAATCTGGTAAATTCTTTATTGGTTGTGGTAATTTTGCTATTGCAATCATATCACCATCTTTATCATATAACCCAATAGTTGTTATATAAGGAGCTAAATATGAACCAGTAGGGTCAGTAGAAGACTTATTATCATAATCATCCCATGAACCACTTATTGATTGATTAAACGAACCACTATAAAATTTATTTTGAGTAATATCATTTACTACTTTTATTTTTTTAGTTCCAGCTGGAATTGAATTGAATACTTCTGTTATTGGAGTATCATAAGAACCACTTAAATCTACATTAACTGCTGAAGGACTTTGTGAGTAATTAAACTCTCCTGCTTTTGCTGTTACTAAAACTTCTAATTCATTAATAGTTTTAGTTGATTTAAAATTCATTGAATAATCAGTAAATGGAGTAATACTATCATTAAATACGACCTGTCCCTCTGAATACATTATATTACCAAATCTTAATTGGTCAATATCCAATCCTCCAAAATCGAGTGCAATTAATGTTTGAATAGTTCCTCGTTCTAAATCTACCCTCATTATATTGATAGTATCCGTATCACCAGCAAAAGTTAATTTAGCTATTCCTACTTCAAAATCAAATGCAGCAACACCAGGTGAAGACCACAATGTTCCTACAAATTCACCATCATCGGTATCACTTAGTACCATTGTACCATTTTCTAAATCAATTGATACAAGAGTATATTCTGGATTTGTAGATGTAATGTTTCCATACCCATCATCACCAAACTCTACATCATTCGTTAAATCTCTCATTATAAGAGATGTTGGTTTTACACCTTCTCCATATTTTTTTTGAGGAATTGAGATAACATATCCTGTTGCACCTAAAATCCTTTCAAAAGAATCACCAATAGTTTCCATTCTACCATGTAAAGTAAATGGGTTTCCAATATCGGTATAGTATTTTGATTTTAACGATTTAAATAAAGGGTAGGTATATAGTTTTTCAATTGTAATACCATCACTTCCGGTAATTTGTTGATAATTCGCAGTTTCTTTATCAAATGATTCACCAATTGTAAATGAACCTGAGATTATAGGATAGTCTGTATTGGTAACAGTCCAAGTTTTATTAACTTGAAATGCTCTGCTGGATACGCTCGATTTTTGTAGTGTCTTTAACATATGGTTTTAACTCCTCTATATAAATATACTAAAACAAAAAACCCCACTTTATAGGTGAGGTTTTTATTTGATTAGGGGGTATTCGTTTTTTAGAAATCTAATTTAACTTTAATTAGAACTTCTTTATCGTATGATTTAGGAATCGGTTGTGATGTTTTAGCCACCGCAATGATTTCATTTGCATCATTTAATAATCCAACTGTTGTGATAAACGTTTTAGGGTCTTTCTCAAATGTTGATTCAGCGAATGAATTATCCGAACCAGTTACAAATGTAGGATTGTTAGAGAAGTTAAATTCTCTGTTCGTTGCTCTTATAAAGTAATGTGAAGTAGAAACATTTTCTGTTCTTCTTGCTTGAAAATCTATACCACCCTTAATAGAGTTGTGTAATAAGAAATGATTTTGTCCTTCACGTGTAGTTCCGTTATAAACAACAGCTCCTGAATTAGAACCGCTATCAATTGATGATCCAACTAATGACTCAACTGCAGTTGGGTTAAGAATTACCAAACCTTGGTCTGGATAAAATAAACCAAAACCTCTACCATTGGAATCAACCATTGTAGATACTGAAGCTTCAGCTTCTGTTCCTAAGTTTAATGAACCACTTACTACATTAAATACTCTACCAGATTTACCTACTGTATCAGAGAATTTCTTTCCACTATCATCAATAAAAGTATGTGTTCCATTAGAACCACTTAATACTAATGACCAGTTTCCTGCATCCATTTTTTCTTTGTAACGTGCACGAGCTACATTGATTACATAGATATCATCTGAATCATGTGTCCCAGCTGCTGATGAAGAATAAAATGTAAATTTATCATCATCTTGGTCTAATAATATTGATTTGTATTGTGCGTATGTTGCTTTGGATGCTAAAGTAGATGAATCTGATGTTGTTAAATCAACAGAACCACTTGCGTATTTATGTCCATATGCAATTGCGTATTGTACAGCTGCTCCAACATCACTTGTAGGATTCTTATCATATACATTAACATAGTAGTTTTTAGTTGCTTCTGTTTGTGTAGATGATGTGTAGAAGGAAGTCATACTTCCAGTATCTCCACTCCATAGACCAGTTGTTACAACTTCTATTTTTCCATTAACTTGATCGAATTCACCAAATCTTTTATAGATACCATTGGAGATTGAACCTCCCGTTGCACCTAATTTATCACCACCAGATAAATACTGATTGGTGATTTTTAATAATCCGTCTGATGAGAGATTTCCCTGGTTAGCATCTAAATAGTTTGCTAACTCTTGGGATAAATTCACTCCTGCTTGTCCTCTTATGTTTGCCATTTTATTTTATTCTCCGTTTGTTAGCTTGGTTGTATATATTTTATTGTTACTGGAATTGATTGTGAACCACCAGTTTCGTTACCATATACAGTTATTGTTGTTTTTATTGATGCCGTTATATTTGGATTAGGAATGAATACAAAATTTAATCCTGTTTCAATAGATGCGGTTGCTGTTATTTCATCACCTAAAAATGCTGGTGATGAACCTGCTCCTGCTGATAATCCTTCTCCAACGATAGAACCTGCGTTCTTGTTTGCCAATATCATAGTATAACCACTCTGTCCATTACCACTTGGTGAAGTTGTAGGGGAAAGTTGTACTTTACCTGAATTTTGGTTTACACTTATCGATGGGATACCAAATTCTACCTTTGGCATCTTAGTTGTTCCTTTTGGCAATGTTACCAATTTATATCTTAATACTTGTGTTTCATCGGGTGAAGCTTCCGTTATCGGAATTGCTTTGATTGCCGAATCATAATATGCACTTCCTTTTGGATGTGCTGGTTCGTACAATGTGTAATCTACCTCGTCATCACCTAAGGCGAATTTGGAGATATTAAGTCCTTCACCTGCTGCCAACTTCTCTCTACCTTTTTTGGTTAAGATAGCATCGACTGTAATTTCTGCGTTATTTAAATAAGCCATAATGTATTTTTCCTCTTGTTATTCAATATATAAATATAAGGATTTAATAAAATCCTATAATTTATAAATTATTATTTATCAATCTACTTCCAATATTGGTTGACCACTTCCTCTTCCACCAGGATTTACTCTTAATGTATTTGGATTCGTTGTGAACGTTTGAACAGGCGAACCACCATCTAAAGTAGTTAATGATGTTTGTTTTGAACCATTAAAGAAAGAATTTTCCAGTCCTGTTGTTAAATCTGCCACATTTCTGTAATGATATGGTACATACCCATCCAATGGAACTGCACTTATCGTATTACCAACAACAAGAGATCCACTTTGTGAAAATTCTCTAAAGTTTAGTTTTTTACGATATAATGTTTGTGTTACGAACTCTCTACCTTTAGATTCATCATTTGGATCTATGTTTTGTGGAATATCAACGTTATAACTCTCTGTTATAACATCTACTCTTTTTCTTTCTTTTACAAAATTATTATCTTTATCTAATCTTGTTATTATCGTATGTCCGTTTTGTGCATATATTGGAAATCCAGCAACTGTTAGTGAATCTACATCCATACCAATTTGATTGAATACAGTTGAATCAAATTCTCCAGATTGAGAAGTTTCAAATTGTGCATTAACAGTAATTGAAATTCCACCCATATCCGAACCACTATTTACAGTTATAAATCCATATTGGCTTATATCACTACTTGCTACTATTGTACTCGTATATGAATCTTTAGTACCTCCTAATGATGGTGCTATTGACTCTGATACTGTTCCTTCAAAATTATTTTTACCACCACTTAGAACCGTAATATCTGATGTAATTAATGTACCTGATATTCCTTCATTTGTAGATTTTACATTAATATCATTTACATCGATTGTAGATGTATGATTATGTAATGATGCACCAGTAGGTTTTCTATCCACTTTACTTCTTTCAAGTATATGTGGTTCGATTAATATTCCACTTGCCACCTTTGCTCTTGCTGGTACTAGTGATTCTAATACATCAAATAATGATTTATCTATATATCTAACTAATTGTATATATTCTGATAAGTTTAATTGATATCTTTCAAAATAATATTTTCTTAATTTATTTAATTCTGAATATTCTGTGTTATAATCATCAGATGGGTCACCAATATAATCGTCTATTTCAAAACCACCTAATGATTTCATAATATCCATATTAATCTCTTTTATAGGAGAGAAAAATAATCCCAATTTATCCGAATCAAGTGGAGCTTGGTCAAATGATTTTTTAGTAGCCCTACTTTTATATGATAAATCTAATATTTTAGTTTGAGTTTCAAATCTAACTTTATTTCCACTACTAAATCCACTTGATGGTACTTCTGCCGTTACATCTCTATCATATGAAACATATTGATGAGGATATTGTGTTATTGAAGTAAAATTAGATGCAGTTGCAAATGAACTATATGTTGTATCTATTGAAACATTCTTAATAGATGTATCTCCTACCGAACTTCTATCTTTTGGATATTCAAAATCTAATCTGAATATTAAATCTTCAGTAGATGATTTGATGTGATTTCCATTAATAGCTTCTGGTAATAATGTATGATTAGAAATAACAGATTCACTCAAAGGAGCAGACCATAATCTAAATTCATCAATAGAACCAGTTAACGTAGAACCACCAATTGTTAATTCATGTCCAGTTTCCCATCCATTATTACTACTTGGAACTTTCATAGTACTTGATGTACTATTTCTAATTCTTCCTTGCAATCCTTCTTTTAAATAAACATCAATGGTATCTTCACCACTTCCCGTTATTCTGTTAATGGCAATTTGTGTATATTCATCATTAAAGAACGCAACTTGTTCAGTTGAAGAGGATATATAAGTACTACCACTTAATATGTTTAATGTTAATTTAGCAAGTGAACCAGATTCAGGATAATCTACATCCAAACTCCATCCAGCCGTACTTATTAATCTTTGGTCTTTTTTCTGATCTGTATTTAATCTAAATTCTACTGAATCAGGATACTTTTCATTATGAGATTTCCATGGTACTATTATAGAATCACTTCCACTAATATTAATTGCAGATGTTCTATCCTCGTATGTGAATTGTGTAGTTCTATTTCCAGGTTGTGGTCCACCAAACTCCATTATAGTTAATAATGATTGTGGAATACCATAACAACTTAGTGCTGCTGATAACGCCCTTCGTGTACCTTTGTGTTTATGTAAATATGGTAAGTTATTAAGTAATCTTCTCCAAACTTCATTCTGTCTATCTTTACCACTCATCTCAGAGGCAATACTACCATCTGAATTTTTACCAAATGCATACTCCCACAAGAATTGTGATTGTACACCCATATCAGCATCCCAACCAAGAGATTCTAACATATGATAAATCAATTTATCATTAATTCCGTTTTCGAATTTATGTTCTAATTTTTTAGTTTGTTTGATACCATTAATATGTGCCCACAATATATCAAAGTGTTGACCAATCATATCAAAGAATAAAGTAAATGATTGACCTTCTTCATCATTTTGTATATGAGCTGGTAAATTATTAACTAATCTTGATGAATTATCTCCATCATGTATTCTTGAAGTTGTTTTTATACTATTATACCAACTGGTTACGGATGAATCATTCGATTCAGATAATGCACTTCCACCAGCTCCAGGATATGTCAATCCACTTACTGATGAACTTGTATATAAGAACTTTTCAAATGCATCAAATCCTTTTTTAGAATCATTTATTTTATCAAGAGTTCGTTTAGCTTCATTTTTAATAGCAACAGAACTTGTAGCAGAACCAGTAATAGTACTCGATACTCCACTTCCTAAATCAATTGAACTACCAGATACTAATCCATTGTATCTGTTTTCATATGATTGTATTAACTTAACTTTATAATAAAAGTTCTCAACTCGTTCTTCCGCGGAAGAGTATTTTACAAATGAACCCCAATCGATTTCTGAAGTACTACTTTCTTCAAAATAATTACCAGTACCATTTTCTACTAAAGTAAGAGATGATGTTACAAAGTTAATATTTAAATTATCTAAAGAATATTCTGATGAAGAAATAAATTGATTTACAACTTCATTTGAAGTAGTTGATCCACTTGCAATTAAATCATCTAAAATTTGATAACCAATTACATCGTTTGTTTCTAATGCGAAATTAGGAGTAAGTGGTGTACAATGTGTAGATATATCATCAACAATAGTTATTTGATCTATTATAGGGATTGCCTGTAATTTTGATAACCAAATAGTATCGTTAGTATTTACATTTTTAGGAAGTGGTTCATATAGTTTTAATACTAATGTTTTTTCTTCGTTTATTTTTACTTGTTGATTGGTTTGGTTGTTATACTGATACGTTGATAATGTTTCCGTATCAATACCCCATGTAGCTACTAATTTATTATTACCATCCCCTAAATGTAAATAATGAGTTAAGAATGGAGAAATGGAATCTGTAAAAACATCTGTATTAAATCCTTTAGCAAATGCATTTCTTAAATCAGAAATTACATCCGCTCTTCTTAGATTTAAATCACCTACATCAAATGAAATACTTATACGTTCTTCCTTACCATCTGTTTTTGAATCTCCCTCGGTATTGGTAGGAATTAATAATAAATTAAACTGCAATATACCATTAACTTCTAATGGACGTATTTTTGCAAGATTTAATTTATTTAAAATATCACCAACATTAAAAGATGCAACTCCAATTGCAGGAAATTGTCCTAATGATGAAACAGAAGTTTTCTTTCCAGCATATATGTTAATAAAGTTGGTATTAATAGATTGCCATGAAATTTCAAATGGAACGTTTGTTCCTTTAAAATCAGCTCCTACAATGTTTTGTGGATAATTTATAGTAGTAATATCAGGACCAGGTAAATAGGCTTTACTTTCAACTGTTACTGTTATTTTTTCTAAGGTACTACTACCACCCCTATCAGATATTGCCTGTAAATGAACGGTGTAGTTACCTACTCCATTATAGAAATCCGATGTTTTTAATATTAAACTACCATTTGTATCAATTTGTCTTTGTGTATTACCAAGAGTGTAAATTACCTTATCGGCATTAACACTTCTATATGGTATTTTTATAGAATTTGAATCTGATATGTTAAGTTTAACACGAGTAATGTCTGCCTTTATACTTGGTGCATCTGGGGCTTCTTCAACTGCAACCTTAATGGCATTAACTACTATATTGTATTGTCCTCCAGATAGTGGTAAAGTAAATTCCTTTGTTTTAGTAGTTTTATTACTTCGATTATCTGGTGTATTATGTGTAAATGTAGTGGTGTGGGTAAAATCACTAATACCTACACTTATAAATTTTATAAAAGAGTTTCCTTTATTATTATTTGGTGTATATTTTAAGTTAATATCACTTTCATCAATAACAAATCCACTCTCACCCCATGAAGTTTGATATTGTATGATATCATTAGCAGATACATAACCTTCTATATTAACTTTTATTTCAGTTCCACTAACGGGTTCATCATCATCAATAATAACATCATTTAAATCAAACGCTAAAGTAAGTTGTTGGGTTTTAGTTATAGTATCTGTTATTTTATTTATTTGATCTAATACGGGGATTGATACTCCGTTTTTCTCTAATCTAAATTCATAATAATCATACTCAACAAAACCAACAATGGGTTGTTGTCTTTTTACATTAGGCTCAACTCCCCTTGAATACCCCAAGTAGTATGAGTCAACACCCTGTCCTGTATTAAACGAATCGTTGGAATTAAAGTTAATTCCCATTGAATCTTCACCAAAACCTCGGTAAGTATCACTATCATTTCTGATAGGAATTCTATTGTCTGGTTCTATAAAATCATCATCAAATTGTTCAATTAATGGTTTTATTGTTTTAGTGAATTTCTTCTTAGTGGAATATAATTTATATTCATCATTAGAAGTAAATCCACTTTTTATTATCTTAAAATATTTAGGTGTTAATAATTCCTTTCCAGTATAATTGAATATCTTAGCAGGAGTTTTTAAAGTATCCTTACCATTTATAAGAATACTACCACCTTTGTTTGATGTAATATTAACTGATAAATTTCTACTTTCCGATAATATCTTTGTTTCTTTTTTTATATATGTACAACTTCCATTACTAACAGTTGCATTTGGATTATAGTTTGTAGCTGATCTATCCATACAACCACTAATAACTGACACAGTCGTTTTTGTAGAACCACCAGTTCCACCTCCCCCTCCTCCGCCAGTATTTCTGACAAGTTCATATGAGTCACCATAGTTTCCATCTTCACCACTACCGCCACCTTCTATTTGGTCATAAAAATTTGCTCTAACTGCCATGTATATAAATATCCTTATTTAATATTACTATCTCTCTCGTGGAGGTCTATTTTTTCGTATCACTATATCTCCTCCACCAAGGTAACTTCCACCTTGACCGGTAAATGATGTATTGTCTTCTATCATATCATCCATTTGACCTGATGTTTGTCCTCCTCCGGTTGTTGATCCAACTGATACAATCGGTATTGATACCGGTGGTGGTGGTGTTGGTTTACCAACAACCGGTGGTTTCGGTTTTGGTGGTGGTGGTATTGGTTTAATAACAACAACCGGTGGTATCGGCCTTTTTGGTATTGTAACACAAGGTCCTAACTCAATACATACAATACCAGGTCCTTTTGATATCGAACCTCTTTGTGCACAAATTGTTGTTGTATCACCTGGAAGTAAATTACTTGATGTTTTAGTATTACCAACTGCATCTTTATAAGTTACCGATAAGGGAAAGCTTTCCCTTGTTGTATCATACCATGGGTTGGGTACAGTTTTACCTGCTCCATAATTATTATTATAGCTATCTGTTCCTAATTGATTTTGTCCATAATAATTTGCAATATCGTTATACTCAGGATATGGTTTTGTAAGTAATGGAAGGTTGTTACTATTTTTAACAATATACATACGAGTAGATGCTATTTTATCAGGCTTGGGTACTTCCCTAACATCATTTGTCCATTTAATCGAACCAACATCATGTTTGATATTAAACGAATCATACATCTTTCCGTTAACAGGTGTTTGGATTTGTCCGTTTAATTTCCATTTAATATTTGCAGTTGAAGACCAAATATAATACTTTTTAGATACACTTTCAATTACACCCTCATATTTACAACTTCCATTATCAGAAGTAGCGTTTGGATTGAAATTAAGTGCACTTGAATCAGTACATCCTTCGATTTCTTCTTCCTCAACAATCACTTCCTTATATGTACAACTACCGTCGTTATCTTGAGCCAATGAATTATAATTTTCAGCTTTTGGATCTGTACAACCTCGTACTCGTGCATTTACCTTATCTGGAACAGTAGAAGTGTATATTGAATTAGATGTGGTTGATTTTAAAATTTGACTAACCTTATCAAGTGTAATTTGCTCTTCTTTAGATAATATATTATCTTTCTGTATATCTCGTTTTGGTAAATAGAAATCAATACAATTAATCAAAGATGATTGTGCATCTTGTAATAGTTGTGCTATTGATAAATCAATACAATCTGTTTTATCTCCATTTGGGTTACCATAATTTATATCATTAATACTCCAATTTTTATTTGATGCGTAATAGTTCATAGATTCAATAAACTTTGTTTTGATTCTATGTAATAAAACTTCAAAGCTTTCTATATTGAATTCTTTTTTAATTAAATTAATATAATCAACTCCATCTTTTTCCTTACCTTTGGAAAATAAAAAGTTTTGAAGAATTTCTTCCAATTTCAATCCCTCTATAAAAACATTTACATAATAAATCACATCATCTCTAAACGTTTCGTTTTCAAGAAATACATCCAATCGTTTTTCTAAATCTTTATTTTTCTTTTTAGCTCTATTTGGTAAAACTCTAATTTCTGTTCTTGATGGTGAAATTTCATGTATCCATAAATTATCACCTTCAATTGAATCAACACCCACTCTTCTGTTTAAAAGAGTTACTTGTGTTTTAAATATTCCGTTTGAATACCCAGCTTCTCTAATTAATTTTTCAATATCTACTATAAATTCGGTTGTTCCGTTTTTCTTTTTTGTTTGGGAATTATCTGATATTATAAAATATTCAGATATATTAACATCATCAATATAAATGTATCGTACCAATTTACCATCATCCCCTTGTGGTAGTTGGTTTTCACTTGAATCAAATAAAATAAATTCGATCATATCAGAACAACCCAACCCAAAGTTAGATTTAGATATTTCTTTTTCAAATACCTTTCTATCCTCAGAGTCAACCTTGTACCCTTTTCTATCGATTATGTCTTTAAATCCTTTTATAGCCATTTCTTATCCTTTATTTTTTCTAATCTTCCAAGTAAGTCCTTCTTGTTTTAAGTTACCAGTACCATCTTCAAACTCAACTTCTATTTTAAATTTACCGGTATAATCTCTGGCTTTGTTTCCCCAACGCTTTGGTTTTGGATTGTTCTTACCTCCGATTGATTTTCTAAAGAAAAATGGTATTTCTTGAGTTGCACCCTGTTCAATGTTAGCATTAGCGGATGGTTTCAATGATGAATCAGAACCAAATCCCATTATAGGACCTATTCCACCAGCATCGGTAACTGTTAGTTTAACTTTAGTTATTTTTTTACCATCATCTCTAAGATTTTGTATTTTTATAAAACCACCCTTTCCACTTTGTGGATTTTTCCTAGAAGTTGTCCATGAAGCATCAAACCCAGTCCAATCAGCTGGTTTATCTTTTATAACTCCCCAATATGCTTCATTACCTGTAAATGGTGTTAAACCACTTGCTGCAGCTGCTGTTTCTGCGGCAACTCCCGATACTTGACTTGTAAGTTGGTTAGTAATTGCTTTCTGAACTTCTAAAAGTTGTTGTAATGTTTTCTTTTGTGCCTGTAATCCTCGGACTTGTGCATTTAGAGAAACCCTCTCTACTCCCTCCTTACTACCTGCTATAACTGCGTTTTGAAAATCAGATAATAATGTAGTAAATCTGTTATTCGCAACTTGTGTTTCATTTTGAGCAGAAGCTTCTTGTAATTTTGCCAAATCCAATTGAACTTCCAATTCTGCAATTCTACTTTTTAAACTTTCTATTTCAGAAAGAGCAGTATTCCATTTCTGTCTAAAATCTTCTGAAACTTTTACCAATGCTTCGTACTTAGCTAAAAGATCATTATATATTTTTTGTTTAACAAAAGGTCCTTTTTCAGGCTTCTTCTTTTTTATTAACTCATCGACTTTTACATCTAAGGATTTTTTTAGTTCTTCTTCATTATATTTTGGCTTTTCTATATAACCAGAAGTTTCTCCACTAAACTTAGTTTGATTATCATCGTATTCTAACGTTTCTCCATCATCAACCCAATCTGATTTATATCTTGGGGAAATTTGCTTTCCCTTGATTGGTCTATCATTCCACTTTATTGGTGGTGGGACATCTCTAAACGGTCTAACTTGTTTGTTATTTTTTTTACGTACAAGAATACCACCTGTTTTTTTATCCCTTTGTATTCCTTTAGAACCTTTCTTAGCAAGTTGCTCTGTTCTAATCTCATCTCGGCGCGGAGGCAATCCACCCTTCATTAAGTCTTGCTTAGGTTTATCAGGAGACTTTTTGAAAAGTTCTCCTACTTTAAAATCTTCAGGTTTAGCTGCCATGTTATAATTCTACGGTGAATGTTAAATCCTTGTCTTCAAAGTATTCAACTACACCATTTCTATTTATTTTTGTTTCAATATAGTAATCTCTATTGATTTCCCAATTTGTTAAATTTAATTTAAAGAAGTGTCCGTTTGCATCACAACTAATTTTAGTATAGTCATCATCGAATGGAATTACCACTTCACCAGTTACTACATCTTTAATTTGATAGTATGTAGTTGTAGGTAAATATTTAACATCTCTATAAGAATATGTGTTGGTGTAAGTTTTAAGAGGATATTTTTCTCTTGCGAAAACTCTAATTGTAGGTTTACTTCCCCTCTTATACGAAGTTTTTAATCTTTTAAACGTTACATGAATATCATCCGATGCAAGTTCTGTAAGAGAACCTGTTGTATAAGTTGAATCATCCCAACCAATTCTTATTTTAGGTTGGTAAATTGTATTTGTTTCTTTTGAAAAGAACTTCAATTGTCCATAATCAGTAGTATCATTCTCTTTCTCAGAATCATGTTTCAATATTAATCCATTATTTGGAATTGAACCAGATACCCAATCTTGAACTGTATTTAATACATTCATTGATATATCAGATGATGAATAAGAAAATGTCTGTGATGCCGATGAACCAGTTAACCACATTCCTCCTTTACCATTGTGTGAACCTGAACTTTCTAATGAAGCCGAACCGATTAACCAATTTGATAAAGTTGTTCTTTTATTCCAACTACATCCCTCAATTGATATCACATCAAATCGAGTTCCAATTCCAACATCCCATGATTGGGAAACAGGATGAGCATGAAGTGTATAATCTGTTGGGGATTCAATTGATTCACATTCTCTAATAATAAGTTCAGCAGAATGTACAGAAATATCTCCACTTGCATTTGAAGCAGATATTTCATTTGTATTAAATTGAATTAAAGAACGAGAAATATCCTTTAAGTTACCATAATACGTTTTAGTTATTTCCAATACCTCATCCCTACCTGTATTTTGGGTAGGTTGTTGTAAATAAATTGTTGAATCTTTTGATGCTGTTACGAAATAATACATTATATAACCCTCCCTTTTAAATCTTTGTTTGGATACTTCACTTCAAATATAGATGGATCTAAAGATGGATAAACCATTTTACCTTTAGTTGCATCTGATATATTATATGAGTGTTCTGAGTAGTTTCCTAAACACTTGTTAATAATTTCACATTTTGGTACAGACTGAACTCCCTCGATACCTGCGATTAATAATTCTATTTCCGATATATTGATTGCCATGTTAAACGTCCAATTATCTATATTAAAGTATTTTGCTAATTCTTGTTGAACTTTAACCAACACCTCTCTTTTGTTATATCCACCATAAACTCGGATTTCAAAATCACATCCAATGTTTATAACAAATCCATCTATTAAATTAACACCATCCGTTAACATTCTGTATTCGCTAATATATGTTTTTAAGTTTTCTTTAACTGCTTGATTTAAAGTAGATAACGTTTTTTCTGAATTGTATCCAAGTATGTATAAATTAATTGCAAATGGATTATTCTTTTCAGATGTATTTGATTTCTTACCACCTAAAAATCGTGTTACTTCATCTTTTATTTCTTGTTCTGTTCGTTTAGTATCACCTAATTTTTGAACTAATCCTGTAAACTCATTAAGTGAAGTTTGATTGGCTAATATAGAAGCTGGAGAATTATTATCCAACTCACCATCTGGTGCACAATAAGCTTTAGCGATACCACCATATTTTGCTGGTAATGATAATGCTCTTACTTGATAATCTTTACGAGTTACTGCTCTATTTTGTGAACCAAAGTTTGCTAATGCATTTTCTCTAATTTCTTCAATCGTATCTGCACCCTTACCACCAGTTCCTGTTTCTTCATTATCAACAGCAACAGAATTTTTGGATACTCTATAAAGAGCCTTTTCTGCTTCTTGGAAAGATGAAATATCATCATCAAATGAAATTGTTTCAAGATTATTTAATTCACCTACACCTACATTTGATTTTACTCCACCACCAACTAAATAAGATATAGTAAATTCTCCTGTTGGAGCTTGACCATATGATTTTGTTTTTAGAAAGTTTGAAGGATCAAATGATGCACCCATTTTATCAATAGAAGAGTTTAATCCCAATCCTACATTTTTAAAGCTAGGTATTAGAGTTTCATCTCCTTTTGAAGAATTACCTGCACCGAATACAAGTGATGTTGTATTATCATCATTTATTTTAGTTGTAAATCTCCTTGATGTTTTTAAAACTTTAAGAACATTTGGTACAGATTCTTTGAATTGAGCCAAATCTTTATCTGTTTGTTCTGAGTTTGCATAATCAACGTAAACCATTTCTTGTGCTAAGTAAGGAACTTGATACCACTTATTTCCATTAGAATCTCTAACATCATAAATATCAATTACATTATTATCTCCTAATTGTATTTTAGAAAATTGTTCAGGAGAATTACCAAAAGTATAATTAATTGTTTTTAGTTCAGCAGACATTGCATTTACATATTTTTTTAATAAATATGTTGTTGGTGTTCCTTCGTTACTTTCGTAAATTGAAATTTCTCTGTCATCTTCTACCGAAAAATCAAGTAGTTCTGTACTTCTAAATCGTGTTCCTGAATTTGATGATACTACTACCATTCCTTCTTTGATTCTCAAACAATAATCCAAATCTGCTCTTACTTCATCTCCAGTTCCAATTGATGGTACGGTTTGATATACTGCCAATCTTACAATTGATGGTGAAGTTACTTTTGGCTTATATCCAAGATATTCTGCCAATGCAACTACATTCTGTTTATCTTCAGAATATAACATTAATGATTCTTTTAATGTATCATCTGTGTAATATGAAAGAACATCACCAAGATAAGATGCCATTTCAATGAACATCATTCCAGGAGAGGCTTCGTTGAAATCAGAATAAGTTTGAGGGAAATATGTTTTTGCGTACTGGATTAGATTTTCTCTAAATCCAGAGAAATCTTTATTAAGGTACTTTATGTCCCTACCTTGATTCGATTTTTTTGTTGAACTATTTAATGCCATTTTTTTATCCTCTTACCGTAAATGTTAATTCTTGTGATTCAAATTGACCACCTACTGAAAACTTTAAATGAATTCCAGCAGTATTTTTATCTTTCATTTCATCCGTCATATCTACTACAATTTCATCAATATCAATATATGGTAACCAGAAGTTAACACTATCCGTTATTAGTGATTCAAGTTGTATTTCTAAATCATCTGTTATTTGTTCAAATAATAGCTCTTGTAATCCTGTACCAAAATCTGGTTGTAGAATTCGTTCACCCTTATTAGTTAATAGTAAATTTTTTAAATTACTTTTTGCTTGTTCAAATGAAGAAAATGCCTGGTCAAAGTAACCACCATTTCCTCTTTGTACTGGCAAAGTAATTCCATACGCGGAGTTAGAAAACTCTTCGGTATCTTTTACTATTTTCTTATCAAGAATGTAAGCCATTTATTTATTCCTTATTTTATCTCTTAAACTTTTTAACAAGTTCAGAGTTATCTCTATTTAATATTCTATCTAAACCAGGTAATCCAGTCTGAACTCCTAATCCAGTTTTACTTGGAGTAGATGCCATTTGTTGATATCCCATTTTGTGAGCCATTTGAGCTCTTAATGCATCTGTTCCACCTGCTCCTAAAGATGTTCCCATACTAACTGTTTGGTCAATATCCGGTTCTGCATCCATATAAGAAGGTATGTGAGTATTTTCTTGAACTATTGGTTGTTGTGTTTGTTGTGGTAAACTATCTAATACAGATGCCCCACCACCTTGGCCACTTCTCTGTGCTTTAGAAAAGGGAGTTGTTTGATTTAATACTTGATTTAATACTGCGTTCTTTGAGAATGTTCTCTGTGGTGCTTGTGTGTTTTCTTGTATTGGTACAATAGTTGCTGATTGTTCTTCTCTAAGAATTTCATTAGCCATATCAAATGGATCCTGTGTTTTTTTCTTTAGTACCTTTTTTGATGTCTTTGTAACTTCCAATAATCTTTTACTAACTTCCGCTTCTAAGATTTTAGGAAATGTTTTAGACAAAAATAGCTCTTGCTTTTTAGCAACCTCTACTTCAACGAGTGCCTTTATTACTTTAATTAATTGTTTGTTATTCATTTCTAATTCTTGTTATCTTACTATAAATATATCTTTGTTGATTTTATGGTTCGTATTCACACTAATAGTAACATTTGATTCCCATCTCGTATTTTTTATTTATCATAGTCATTTTCTTTTTACGATTAGTTCCAGTACGTTTACAAGTGATATGTAACCATATACTATTACCATGTTCAAATATAAATTGGTCAAATGGGAGTGTTTCCACAATCCATTTAGAGATTGGTAAATAATCTCTTGGCCCAAGTCCTGTGAATTGAATATCTATTGCTTCACCAATCTCATGCTGAGAGACCCTACCTACTAAACTTGGTGTTCCTCGGAAAGCTGAATTGATTACTACATTTGGATATTTTGCTAGTATTGGCTCTACTATATTTACCGCTACGTGTTTTAAGTTACACACAATATCATCAACAGTAAGACCATGTGCTGCTTTTATCTTATGTGGGAACGTAACATCCAATGATAAAGAACGAACTTTTAAATTGGGTGATAACTCGGCCTCATAGTTTAATCCTACTCCACATTGTGAAGGTATTGCTTCTGCAGCATTTTCTGAAGGAGTTATTTCATCAGGAGTATCTGATAAATCTGGTGATACATCAGGAGCAGATTGTCTTTGAATCGCTGCTAATGTTGAGTTTTTTTCTTCACCATCATCTGTAAGTATTTCGGTTCCTGTTGCTGCAACAACCGCAGCTGCACCAGCTACGGTGTTGTTGTTATCAGGAATAATTTCTAATAATTCTTCTACCGTAAGAAGGAGTGTATCTATAATACTCAAATCAATTGGTGGATTAACTACTGGTTTCGGTACACTAGGTCCTGCTGGTGGAACTGTAAACCCAGTCCATGTTAATACACCTGGTGCAACGAATGGTGGTGCACCTGGATATAATGATGTTGTCATATATAATCCTTGTATGGTTGGTACATGAGACATCATGGATGCTATTAATCTATCTAAAAACAATCCACTATCATCAACGGGACTAAGTGGTCCAACTGGTGTCCAAGTTCCAGGTGAAGTTGTTATAGCTGCGGTTGTTGTTATATTTAACATAGAACCTGGAGCTGGAATTATTGGTGGTATTCCTGTTACTAAAGTTGCACCGGTCCAATAACCTAATACACCCTTTCCTATATCATCGGCAAAAACATGCTTTCCTTTTTGTTTTGAAAGTGCAGTTGTACACGCAAGAGTAACTAAAGTTTCCATCAAAGCAATGTTTGGTGTTTGTATAGGGATATTGTTTATTGTCTGTAAACCTCTCCTAATACACATATCATATTCTTGTGTAATCTTTTTTGCAAATTCAGGGAAGGCTTTAATCCCATCTTGATTTTTCATATAACCTAACATGCTTTGTTTGAATATTGCGAAAGACATGAGTTATTCTGTATAATTAAGAGTGGATAGGAATGTACTCAATTTGGATTTGATTGTATTAAAATCTCCACGATTGTTTGGTCCCATCATTGTAGGTCCTGCTGGTGTTGAGAATATTTGAGCATTTATAGCATCTATTAATTGTTCCATCAAATCAAGTAGAGTTTCACCTCGTACTAATGGCTCATCGGTGGACTCTGTATTTAAGTAGATTTCTCCAGCTCCACCGAGAATAAAAGTGTTATTATCATTTGTAGTAATTCTAACATCACCATTGAAATCCATCTCCGCTCCATCTAATCCATTATCTATTGTAAGTTTACCATCTGATATAAATGAATAGTTTCCTTTAGAGTAAAATAACATTTCAGAATCCTTGGATGATAATATAATTCTACCACTATTAATAAGAACTTGATCAGTTCCTTTTAATTCAGGTTCTTCTGCATATATTGGAGTAGTCTCCATTGGAGTGTCAATCTGACCAGGAGTAAATTCTAATAAATGTTCTCCACTTGCCATTACAATAGTTGAACCATCATCTACTATATCTTCAAGTAAGAATTCTTGTTCTTTTAATTCATCTAAAGATTTATCACCTTGTCTGTTTCTTATTATAATGGTTGGTGCTAAAACATTATCAACATTATTATAACCACTAAAACGAATTGATTGTCCAAAACGAGATTGTATAACTTTATCTCCTTCGTGAAATTGTAATGGATTTATTTGAGTAGCTTCAAAATATTCATTTTTAGGATCATCATCTGTTCCTGATGCTGAAGAGTTTGGTGTACCTGTTTGAGATGTAGTTGAATAATCATCAGATTTTCCTGATGGTGGTTTTTCCTTATCCGGATTAATCAAACTATTTGGATTACTTTTTGCTGAGTTACTGTTAATATCAGAACTTGGCATTCTTTTATAAACATACTTACCACTTGAAAGTCTAACCAATTCAACAGTTTCCCCAATTAATGGTAACTCTATACTTGCAACATCCATCGGCCGTATGAATTTCAAATCTGCTAATGAAGTTGTATTATCATCCATTCTACGTATTTTTGCAGAACCAATTTTTCCAGTATTTTTAGGTCCGAATACTTCAGAGGAAATACCATGTGATGTTACGGCAGGATGATTTTCATCGAGAATAATATCTAGGACGAGACCAGATAATACTTCACTTCTGGTTTGGTTACTTCTACCCGATATATTTCCTGCTTGACTTAATCTACTCATTCTTACCTACTTTTAGTTTTAGTTCCTCTACTTCATTAGTAATATCATCAAGTTTTATATCATGTTCATTACTAACTTCTGAAATAGTTTGATCTAATTCTTTTAGTAATTGTTCTTTTTCATCGTTTGATAAAAACCCACTATCTCCTTCTGATTTTTGATTGTTTCCAATAATCCTTTGGGCTATTGCTGCCATTTTAATAAGTGCATCATCATTACGAACAGATGAATCAATTAAATCTCGTATAATCGGTCCCATTGCCATCATATCTTGAGAATGACGGACAAGTTTTCTCATCTCAGCAATCAATTCTGATATTCGTAACTTCTTTGTTTGTTGGTTGTCGTAGATATCCTTAAATAACCCACCAAGGCTTTTACCTGGAAATAATTCGAATTCTGTACTCATGATTTTACCATATTATCTTGTATATAAATATGATAAACAAAAAAACCTCACTTTTTAAGGTGAGGTTCTCTTTTAATGTACATTGGTAAAAAGCGTATATTATGCTTTCTTTTTCATGATGTGGTATATAACTCCAGCTCCTACTAAACCTAGTAAGCCTTCATTACTTAATGAACCAATAATACCCATAATGTTATCCACTACTGATATTTCAGGCCAAAAAGGAATCGATGCACCTTTGAATAATACTTCAAGTACTACTCCAAGAGCAATGATACTGATACCGATTTCTGTTAGTGATTTTGCCCAATCACCGATTTTGTTTAGAAATTCCATATTGTTGTTCTCCTTTGTTTTTTGTTAGAATTGTATAACCTCTTCCTTATTCAAAACATCGGACATGTCTAGAATAACTATGGTATATACAATGAAAAAAGTTCCAATATATATTCAATACCCAATTAGAGAAGTGTATGAGGGGTTTATATATTTATGTATAAAAAAACCCCACGAAAGTAGGGTTGTTTTGCTAACCACTTTATTATACGATTAGAGATTTTCGAGGGAATTTATAACCTATTATTAGTATCCTCTATCTTACAATAAGTATAGTGTGGTTGATTAAAAATTTAAATTATTTTCTTTTTTACAATATAATTGTTAAGTATTAAAGTATCCATCTCACAATTTAAAAATGTTTTAATTGCATCAAGTGGTGTTAATACCATTGTTTGGTCTTTTAAATTAAAAGAAGTATTAATAACAAGTGGATACTCATTTATAACCTGTAACCGTTCAAGTAAATTATACATTCTTCTATGTTGTCTTTTATTAACTGTCTGTATTCGTGCCGAATCATCTACATGGGTTATTGCCGGTAAATGATGTTTGTGTTCATCTCGTACTTTGACAACCTGATTCATGAATGGTACGGTATCTTCATAATCAAAATATATTGAAGATGATTCTTCTAATACCATTGGTGCGAAAGGTCTGAACCCTTCTCTTTTTTTAATAACCCTATTCAAACGAGATTTCATTTGAGGATCTCTTGGATTTGCAAGTATGGAACGATTACCTAATGCTCTTGCACCAAATTCCATTCTACCTTCTACCCAACCAATTACATTTCCATCTACAATTTCATTTGCAACTATATTGGTTATCTGTTCATATAATTTTCTCTCACCCCAAACATCCTTCTCATATACCTTAAGAGCAGTAACTACATCATCGGTATTAAATGTTGGTCCTAAATATGGATTAGAATTATCAACTCTATTTCCTGGAGTACTATATGCATAGTGTAATGCACATCCAATAGCTGAACCAGCATCTGATGGAGCTGGTGGAATATATAAGTTTGTGAATTTTGTTCTTTTTAAAATTTTCCCATTAGCAGTACCATTATATGCACACCCACCACTTAAACATAAGTTTTCGGATTTGGTTTGTTTGTATAATGTATCTAATAATCTAAAAAATAAGAATTCATAAATTTGTTGAAGCGATGCTGCAATATCTTTATGTACTTGTTCTAATGTTTCTTCTGGTAATCTATTTGGTAGTTCAAAAAGCTCCGATAACTTTTGATTAAACATACTATTAGTTGACCACTCATAAGTAAAGTAATCCATGTTTAATTCAAACCCACCATCTTTAGTAGTGGTATATAGTTCTTTGAATTTATTTATATACTTAGATGCATCTCCATATGGAGCTAATCCCATTACTTTATATTCACCTTCGTTTGGTTTGAATCCTAAAAATGCAGTAAATGTAGAGTATAACATTCCCAAAGAATGTGGAAACTTAACAGAACCTATTTTTTTAATATCATCCGATGCCTTTGCAAGTGAAGTAGTTTCCCATTCCCCAACACCATCAACCGATAATAAAGCAGATTCATTAAAAGGAGATGTATAATATGAATATGCCAAATGAGATAAGTGATGGTCACAATAAATTAACTGAGTTTCACTTCCTCGTAAAGTTTCTAGTTGTGATATTGTATCCTTATATACTTTCTTATTTCTAGATATTATTTTTAATCTATTAAAGAAGTTTTTCCATCCTCCTTTTTTTGTAGAAGTTTCAATTCTATCTAATTTTAATTCTGGATTTTCATAAAAACAAACTGCCTTCAAATCATTGGGTTTGATTTTAAATTCTTCAACCAACCAATTAATAGTGTTAATTGGAAAAGATGAATCGTGTTTTATACCTGTGAATCTTTCTTCCTCACATGCTCCTAATACTTTCCCATCCTTTATCAACGAAGCAGCAGAATCATGATATCCACAACTTATTCCTAAAATATAACCACTTACCATATATATCTATTTATATATAAATATTACAAATAATCATTATCTATATAAGGGTTTGAAGGAACATCATTATTTTCTTCTTTAGATGACCAGAAATCTTTTTTTCTTGGTTCTCTAAACTCTCCATACTCATGATAATCATTTAACATTTTCTTTTGATGAGTCTTCATTACATTTACAACCTTTGTTATATAGTGTGTTTTACAATCTGTCATTTCTCTTATTAGGAGATATAAATGTTTCTTATTAAAGTTTTCAATATATTCACTTCTTCTAAACAGTTCAAGTATTGCATCTGCTATTTGTAAATCTCGTTTCTTGATAAAAACAGAATTTAAGTTCATATCCCAATACTTTAACATTATTTGTTTAAATTCTTTAAACTCATCATTTTCAGAAGTTTCACTAAAATCATTTTCAGGATTCCAAGTTTCTGGCATCGCTGATAATAAAGATGTTTGTTTCCATCTTTTATAGTTACCGTTGTTTTTTAAAATTAAATGGTTTTTAGCAATAATAGTAAAGTAAGAAAATGCTCTTCCCTTTCCAGGTTTAAACATATGCATCTTTTCTACCATAATAGAAACTACTTCTGTTTGAATATCTTTTTTTGATACATCAAAATAAGAAAACTTAAATGTATTCAATACATTTTCTGCAAGTTTTTCAAATGGATATTTAATTCCATCTTCGTATATTTTAGAACGTAATTCTGAATCAGTCGATGCATTGTATTCAACAATAGCTTCTTGAGCAGGTGAACCAAAATATATTTTGGATTTCTTTTTTCTTGGTCTTGGCATAATTTATATTTCGTTGTTAAGGTCTTCGATTAATTTTTTAAGTTCTTGGAAAGTTACACCAACTTCATCATCTTTTTCAAATGCTTCTCTGTTATCAATATCTTTCATCTTTTTTAACGTATTTTCTATACGTCCTCTAACTTCATTTATTGATGAGATAAGTCTATCTTCTAATTGTTCCGTTTGTTTTAATAAGTTTCTTACACCTATTAACAAAATAAGATTAAGTAAAGCAGATATCAAGATTATGATATTAGTTGTGTTTGATAAAAATTCTATCATAGTTTATTATTTTAATTTAATTGTATATCGTATCCACTAAATTTCTCCATGTACGATGTTATTTTTGTTCCATATCCATCCCTAAAAACTTTTCCATGTTTAAAGTATCGTTTTACAGAACCCTGTCCTCCAAGATGTGCTGCTGCTAATATCCCACTTTCAGTAATTAACATACCATTAATGGTTTGTCCATCGAATACATCAATGTACTTTTGTAATTTTTCTTTGTTGTGTAATAATAAAGCTATCATTGCTTCTTCTTGAAGTTGTGGGTTAGATAAGAATTCATTTTTAGTTACCTTGAATCCTAATCCTTTTAGAGTTGATTTTCCAAATTGGTACTTACCCATGTAACCCCATTTGTTTATGATATCATATCTGTTACCACTTTCTCTAAATCCTATATCAGTTAAGAAGTTATTAAGTTCTTCTGTATAATATATCTCTTGTAGTTTTATACTATCAATTAAACATTGTTTTTCTAATTCCTGTTCCTTAAATATATCAACTAAATCTATTTCATTAGATTCTTTTTCGGTATTCTTTAATGCTGCCGAATCAATTACTCCGAATGATAATAATGTTACTATCACCGAAAATATTATTGGTTTTTTCATGTAGTCTCCTATTTTGATTAAACTATTCTACTAATATACGAAAGATAATTCATATATCCAAGCTTTTTCTTGTATTTTTTAAGCTTCGCCCACCGGGCCGTAGAACATTCCACTCATAACTGATATATCTTCTGATTCATCGTTTGAATCAGAATCATCTTTCAAGAAACTACCAAGTGTGTCCACCAAATCAGAGTTTTCTATAACTATATCTTGCATATCGGTAATAGTTTCTGTTAAACTATTATCAAATTCTTCCGAAGTACAAAACCCTTTATCTATTAATAAATCAATAATGGTTTGTGTTATTAAAGTTTGTGTAAGTAATTTATTTGTTAATTCTTTTATTATCTTTTTTGATTCCAAGTTCATCTAATAAATCTTTTAGGTTATGTTTATCTTCTTCTCCGTAAATCAAATCACCAAATCCCTTGGTAATAGTTTTTTCAGTATAACCGATTGCAGCTGCAAGTCTAATACATACTACTTTGTATTCTTGAATATCCATGTCATCTGGTACATCTAATTCAATCTTACTTGCTTCTCTATTGTGTTCAATAAAATCTTTATCCGTATATGTAAATATAAGTTTTCCCATGTTTTCGTTTTAATTATAAGATTTCAGCTCCCTTTGTTAATAAAGGTTCAGCTTTTTTGTACTTCATAAATTCAGTAGAACCATCTGATAATTTTACCATAACTCTATCGTTTCTACCGTACTTTTTTCCTCGTGTAAATGTTGTAGTGTATCTTCTAACTGCATCTGTTATGAGAATTCCATTCAAATGGTCTATCTCATGTTGTGCACATACACATTCTAATAATCCCTCATCTTGATAGAATTCATTTGAATCCTTCCAATCAGTCTTATCAGATGAAAAGATAACTGTTCCCAAGTTATCACACTCTACTGTAAATGATTTATGTCTTAAAGTTTTAACTGGTTTTTTCATTGTCTTATCTAAAGATAAACATTGTTCTACATAAACAACGGTTTCTTTTGATGCTTCAGTAACCCTTGGGTTAACTAATATCAATGGGTCTTTTACGTTTATCAAACAAACCCTATCTGTTAATCCTATTTGATTTGCAGATAACCCCAATCCACCATGTTTGGTTAATTCGGTTAATAGTTTTTCCGAAATAGAATCAACAGCTGATTGAGACATTGGTTTTGGTAAAAGTTGTGTTCTTAACTTATTTTGATCTTTAATTAATTTCATCGAATAAATTTAATTGATTTGTTGATATTTTTCTTGATGATAACGGCTCACCGAATCCTCTAACATATATAGTCTTACCACCATCAGGTGATTCGTAAATTTTACAATCTTTATATTTTTCTAAAAACTTTTTCATATCTTTTGTTGCCTCGAAGTATCTATATCTTACTTCTTTTCCAAGTTCCATATCGTTTGGAAATTCTTTTACTAATTTTTCTATATCCATTATTCTGCTATATTTAAATATTTTTCTAATAACCAAGATGATGATTGTACTTTTTTACCTAACCCCCATACTGATTCTATTCCGTATGTATTACATACATCGTTCTCTGGTGTAGTTGTTTCTGTTCTATCTCCACCATTACCAAATGCCATTTTACCGTTTATATCATCACTATATGTAGCATGCCATTTGTGTTTTGCATGGTCAATGAAATCAATTGCGGTATCATCACCATGTATAAGTGGATTCATTACATAAACATAATCTACATCTCTTAATGATTCCATGATAAACTTTCGTTCCCCTTCTTTCATAAAAGATTTACCTTTTTTTCTATATAACCACTTATCGTTATTTAATCCAATCCAAACTTCTTCTGCCAACTCTTTGGCTTTTTGGATACATTGTATGTGTCCTTTATGAACAGGGTCAAATCCACCACTAATTAATATTACTTTGTATTTTTTACTCATTTTATTCTTTCTTATATAAAGATACGAAATTTATTTAACATATCCTAATTTATTTCCAATTAAATCCAGCACCCATGTGTCCAAACCCAGCAGTAGATGCGAATATTGGTTTCGTAAGTTCTAAGAACTCAATTATTCCTTTAGGTGATAAATCATATCCTTTGATAAATTCGTGTTCTCCATCAACGATAGCAGTTGCTTGAAGAGGTTGGTCATATCCAATTGCGTATGCAAGTTGAACCATTACTTCTTGTACCTCTGGTCTTTTTTCTAAGATATCTACTGCAACTCTTCTTCCCATGTAAGCTGCACTTCTATCAACCTTAGTAGAATCCTTACCACTAAATGCCCCACCTCCAAGTGGAACTCTAGGTCCGTAATTATCTACTGCTAACTTTCTACCAGTTAATCCTGCATCAGCAGTAAACCCACCAATGTTCCAATCACCTGCAGGATTACAATGTAATGCTTCAATAAAGTAATCAGGATAATCTTCAAAATATTCCATTACTAATTTCTCTAATTGTTTTCCTGGTGCATTCTGAAATGAACATACGACTCTTAATGAGTTCCCATTCATAGTAACTTGAGTTTTACCATCATATGGATATTTATCAAATACAAATTTATTTAATTCTCTTGATAAATAATATTCTTGTGGTAGAAATTCTTTATTATCTCTACAAGCATAACCAATCATTATTCCTTGGTCACCTGCTCCACCAGTATCAACTCCATTTGCAATCTCAGGCGATTGTGAGTTGATGTTAATAATAACTTCAATTGTATCATCGGTAGTTATATTATGTACTACATTTACAATAGTTTCTCTTGTTACTACTGCATTCGAAGTAACTTCTCCTGTAATAAACACCATACCAATTCCACCACAAGTTTCAATTGCTACTCGTGAGTTTGGGTCTTGTTCTAAATGTAAATCTAATAATGTGTCTGATATTCTATCACACATTTTGTCTGGGTGCATCGGAGATACACATTCTGCTGTTCTAATCATCTATTCTGATTTTGTTATTTGCTTTTTCAAGTCTTTGTATTTAAGATTCCATTTTGCAATTTCTTCTTTGTAACCTGCTTTTATTGAATCTTGTTTATCAAGTTTCTGTTTAAGTTCTTTTAATTCTTTTTCGAGTTGTTCTATCTTAACCTCGTATAATCTACTGTGTTCCATATTAATTACTTAATGATGCTTTAATACTTGGGTGAAATTCATATCCTTTTATTTCATAATCAAATTCACCATTTAATATATCACTCATATGTATTTCAATTGTTGGTAACTCAAATGGCTTTCTTTCCATCTGTTCTCTTGCCTGCTCAACGTGATTAGAATATAAGTGTGTATCACCTAAATTACCAATAAGTTCACCAGGTATCATCCCAACCTCTTCTGCGAGTAGGGTGAGTAACATACCATATGATGCTATGTTAAATGGTAATCCTAAGAACGTATCTACACTTCTCTGATTCCACATTAAGGATATAGACCTCTTAGGTGTTGTCGTATAATAATCATCATCAAAATTAGGTATGTTAGATTCATTGTATTCCATACCTGTCTCATAATTATTTTTAAACCAATAATCATACCTCTCTTTATCACTTAACTCCCTAGTGTAAACTTGGAATCCATAATGACAAGGTGGAAGAGTCATTTGGTCTAACTCACCAACATTCCATGCTGATACCATTAACCTTCTACTATCTGGATTTGTTTTTAATTCTGATATAAGGTCTTGTATTTGGTCTATACTAACAGTATTCGTTTTCCAACCCTTCCATTGCTTACCGTAAATTGGTCCTAACTCACCCCACGAGTTTGCAAACCCATCATCGGTTTTAATCATATTAATGAATTCAACTTCAGTATAATCTTCTAACTCAATTAGATGCCCCTTTGCTCGATTATATTCTTTATAAGCATCACCATTCCAAATGTTACATCCGTTATCAACTAAATATTTGATGTTGGTATCTCCCTTTAAGAACCATTTCAATTCAGTCATCATAGTTTTGATAGCCATTTTCTTTGTAGTTAACAAAGGAAACCCATCCTTCATATTGTGTCTGATTTGTTTACCAAATGTGGATATCGTTCCTGTTCCGGTTCTATCTTTCTTATCTACACCAAATTCTAATATATCGTAAATTAAATTCTGGTATTGTTCATCTAGTTTATTCATATTGTAAATATACAGAAATTATTTTAAATTTCCTAATTAAATTATACTTTTTTTATTATTTAAATTAATTGAGTTGTTTTTATTTACTAAAAAATTATACTCACCATCTTCCATTACAATTGAAAAGTTCGGGTCAATACATTTTTTATCCAACTCACATCCTTCATCAAATCCAAATCTAATCACAGTTGTATCCATTTCTATAAATGATGGAACAGGTTCTGGCCATGGGTCTTGATAAAATATTATAATGTTTTTATCGGTTTGGTTTTTTATTAAATCTAGATGAGTTTGTGTTGGGTGTTCGTCTGCAAATGGTTCATTAGAACTTCTACATACTAGTATAACATTTTTTGTATTAAGTTTATTGATAAAATAAATTATATTAGTTAATATCTCGGAAGATATTGTTGAATTGACATTCATTGAGAACTCTGAATTTTCTCTTACAATCATTTTAGTATATACATACAGGTTATCAGATTTGTTATTTAATAAATTTTGTAATTCAGATATCATGATAAATCTAACTTTATAATTGCCTTACATTCTACAAACATAGATTCTAAATTTCTTGCTTCTATCTTATCTTTGGATAATCGTGTTTCTATGTTTTCTATTATACCGATATTACTTTTTAGATGTTCCATTTGTTCTATTGAACCAAATCCCACAGATTCCAATTCCATTTTTAATGATTCATAATCCCACATCCACTTATGTCCCCAATTAAAAATCATTGAATTTAAAACTTGTGTATTTGTTTTAACTTTATCCTTAATATGATAAACCGAATTTTCCCAATATGGAGTATCCAGTTGGTTTTTATATGTTTCAAAAAATTTCCAATCATGTACCTCGTGTATTTTGTTTATCCATAACATAATATCAGGACAAATAATCCTCAATATACCACCTGGTCTAAGAACTCTATAACATTCTTTAAGAAAATTCAATCCTTCTTCAAATGTAAGATGTTCTATAAAGTGTGATGAGAATATTACCTCAACTGAAGAATCTTCAAAGGGCAATCCATTGTTAACATTATGGTTAATGATATCACCTCCACTATCGGTATGTCTATATACTGTAATTCCATTTTCAGTATTGAGTTCTTCAAGTCCTTCATATTCTCCTCCCCATATAGTTATACCCAACCACTCATCAATTAGTTCTTCATGTGAACAACCTACGTTAATATGGCTATATCCTCTTATGGTCTTTTTGTTTTTCATATCGTTGTATTAATGTAAATTGTGAGTGTTGTTTTATTGGATGTGGTAGATAATCATATATATCTAATAAATCAGTTCTTATAAAAACATCTGCTGGAAGTATTCCTTGTTGAGTACCTTCAACTAATTTAGCAGCACCACTCGGATTTAGTAAATATGCATGAGCTCCAAACAACCACATTGTATCACAATGACAAAATCCTTCTTGTGTATTCCACACTTGATAAGAATCATGTTTATTTTTACACACAAATCTTTTTCTAATTCCAGATGGTTTATTTATCCATTCAGATTCAAAATCCCCATACCAAAAGCTACCCCAATTTGGTTCTCCTAAATTTAATAAATCTCCTTTAAAGTTTTTTAAAATATTTAAATCAAGATTCGTATCATTTAAAATAGCATCATGTTCAAGTATCAACATGGGTTCATTTAACATCACACAATTCCACCACAAATTATAATGAGAAAAGAATGTAGCTATTTCAGAATCTACGTGTCCAGCTCCAAAGTGTGTCCAGTCAAGTATATTAAAATTAGAATCAATAAATGTTTGCCAAACACTATCCACATTTACTCCATTAAATAAAGTAACATCAATATCAAGTTTTTCTTTAAAGATACGTTGAGTATGTTTTGCACTTTCTGTACTCTTATCAGATTTATTAACATATATTACAACTACGTTCATGAGTATAGTATAAGTTTATTCATATACAAATTAGAAACATCCATATTATATTTATTATTTTCTATTTTATAAGACATTTTATGTTCGGAAAATCCCCCCTTTAAGTGAGTAATAAAATCTATTCCATCAACATCATATACATGGAGTTCATCTTTTGTTTTATAATTTCTATTACCAAAGAATGGACCGAGGTGTAAAAATGATTTACCTTCGAGTAAACATTTTATTGTAGCCCCATGGTTGGTATCACCATATCCCCAGTCAACAGAATAATCATTAAAGAATTCTTTTTTACATAAAAAGAAATAGGCATCTGCCATTCCAAATTCTTTTTGTTTTATATGTCCTCCATCTTCATAACCAAATTCAAACTCCATTCCCAAACTATCTATAATATCTTTGTTTCCTAAATAACCAGTTAAGGTTAGGTGTTTGGAATCTACTGAAACATATTCGTTTGTTTTTAGTAAATTTAATAAATTAGGTAAAAGGTTTTGTTGATAAAATATATCATTATGTTGTAGTACTATGTAATCTCCAATTGAATGCTCAATGCCGATGGTATATGCGATTGATGCCCACATGGTGTGATTTGTAACGTCATTTATTTTATATTTTACCCTAAGTTTATCTGTTAATTTATCTCCTGTTAAATGTTGAATTCCTTTTACTATTTTCAAGTTAGGAATTTTAATATCAGGAAAAGTATTAGTATTATCTACTAATATAATTTCTTTAGGTAAATCAATTACCTTGTTTATATTTTTAATAGCAAGGATAGTAGAAAGTATTATCATACCACCATCGGTATCTTTCCAATCATGCAAATTATCACCCCTACTTGCAAATGCTATAATAAAACTAATCATGAGTTATTTCTTTATATAGATTTCCATTTTCATAAAACAATGAAGAATTACCAATTAATTTACCTTCATTAAATTTATGTTTTGATTCTATGTTACCATTGTGGTGGTAGAAAACCCATTCATCTTGCATTTTATTATCATCAGATAACGACCCTATGCCTCTAAGTTTTCCTGATGTGAAATATGTAGAACATTTGTACATATCATTACCTATATGATATAGTTTTTTATCAATCGAATCCATACCATCAAAATATTTTATGAATTTTAATAATTTATTTGATTTTTTTAAAATTGTTTTTATTTTAATCTGATTATCATAGTAAACCTCATATTCAAAATCTGCTTTATTTCTTTTATACCAAACAATTTCACCAGTAATTGTATTAAATTTAATAAATATTTTTAATTTATGATCATCACGTTTATATAAAACTTGTGTTTTTTCTGAGTAATGCTCGGTTGATATGATTGTATTGTTTTCTAATATTTCTACTTTAGTAATATTTCCGTTGTATAAATATGATATCTTATTTGGTTCTTCTTTTTTAATTACCTCCCCATTGATATCATAGAATAATTTAATCCCATCTTGGGAATGAAAACTTCTTATGGCCGTTGTGTTCGGTTTAGTGTTTTCGTGATACTGTGTTTCTACTTTGGAATCATCTTCTTCAGAAATACTCACTTCATTCATTATATTTCCATATAACGAATATGTGGATGAATATATAATACGCTTGTTAGTACTACGTACTAAACTACTTGCGAATCCATTTGAGTGAAATATTTCAGTTGTTGTGATACCATCAGATACATCTATTTTCTTTACTAAATTACCAGACTTATCATAAAGAGTTGATAATATTCCGGTTTCTGTGGGTTCTACCTTGGGTGCTCCTCCATTCCAAAGTAATATATTATTTTTTTTAAGAAGGTCTTCTTCAACTTCTTCTATGTTATCAGCTTCCCAATCCAAATACAGTTTCCAATCTTCTTCAAAATTAAAAATAACAGTATTAGTGAGTATATTTAAAATACAATCATCATTATATAATAATTTTCTATACATTAAAAACCTGCTAAACGTTCTATTTCATTTTTAATTTTCATGTTCCAGGGGCCCCATGTGATATTATCTATCAACCATTTTCTATAATAAGGTGGAACTGATGCAACAGGCTTACCACTATACTTACCAAAGGTCATATATACTTTTTCAATATCACCATCTTCGTTTTTCTTTTCTGATAAGTTTATACCACCTTCTAAGTGAATACCAATTTCATGCATTGGTATACCTGTTAGTTGTTTCGTATCCTCCCCATAGAGTTCCCAATTTTCCTTTCCATCTTGCTTGTAGTATAATTCCTCTACTTTTCCGAAACGTTCCTTAGAACCCACGAAATCAACGACTAAACAGTTTTTCTTATTATCATGGATACGAGTTCCTCTTCCAACAAACTGATACCACCAAGATATAGATGCAGTTGGTCTACCTGTAATTAAACAATCTAATTCAGGATAATCAAATCCTACTGTTAGTACATTAACTTGTACAATAACTCGTATCTGTTGATTTCTAAATTCTTCTATGATTCTTTTTCTTTCTTGTTTAGGTGTACCACCATGAACTACTGCTGCTTGTGGTATTCTCTTTGCGAGATTAGTAGCTTGTTCTATCGTTGGTACTGCAACTAATATAGATTTTCTATCTTGTACTTCTGCAATCTTCTTTACAATCTTATCACCAATATTTTGATTCTCATAAGAACGAGCAATCGAATCACTTGTATATTCTGCACCACTTGAATTGTAAACTAGTGCACCTGTATCGAAATCATATGATTGATATTCTAATGGAGACCAGTAATTTAACTTAACAATATCTTGAATCTGAGAAACATGAAGTATGAACTTAAAGAACATTCCATGTTTACTTCTATTAGTTAACATTACTAACTTTGAATACGGACCAGTATCTCCCATATTCGTTTGTAACTTTAAAGGAGTTGCGGTTAAACCAAGTACATGAGATGCTTTCATTCCATCTACGAATTTTCTTAATTGTCCTGATTTGTTTCTTGGGTATCTATCACATTCATCTATGATGATTTTAGTAACTCCCATTTGTTTGAACTCTTGAGCTATATTGATTATCGAACCAATTGTTGCATAAGTAACCCTTCCCATCTCTTTACTACCAGCCGATGCCGAGTAGATTGATGCAGTTCCACCAAGTGCAACAAACTTATTATAGTTTTGTTCTAATAATTCTTTTGATGGTTGTAGAACCAATAACTTTTCACCAAGTTCTTTGGCAATTGCAGCAATAACAATCGATTTACCGAATGCCGTAGGGGCAACGATAATCGAAGGTTTCATTTTAGGAGTTTTCATAAACTCCACACCAATTGCTACTGGTTCTATTTGATTTTCACGTAACTTCAAAACTTATATTTTTTCTTATATCTTTCTATGAATGAAACACCTACTCCTATTTCTAAAATTTCGTTTTCTTTTGGTATTAGTGGTTTTAGTTTTCTCATATTAATAATATCATCAACTCGTGTTCCATTAGTAAATATTTCTAATTTAATTTTAGAGTTTTTACGAGGACCTTTATGTACAACAACAACTGTGTCTGGTTTATTAATTTGTCCCATTATGAGAATATACCATATACAATCATACCTAACATTGTAGCTAATAATCCCATACAACTTACAAACATCATTTTTTCATTCCCTTCTTGTTGTCTTGGACTTCTTCCTTGATTACTTCTGTACTGTCTTACTTTCTTTTCTTTTTTCATAACTTTTTATTATAAGAACTTATTAAACTTTGTTTTTGTTACTAACGCATATTTTACAAGTTGTTTTTCGTGATATTCTTTAGCAAATTGTTCCATCAATTCTGATAGATATGTATAATGTGCGTATGCATCACTATCGATTGGAATATTAGGCCATTCGTTTCTATCTAACCAATCTTTACTTTCTATACTCATTTCTTTATTCATAACTTGATGTACTCAATAATCCACTATACTCACATTTATTTGAATTAATATATGGAAGTATGGATAGTTCTTTTGCTTTTGCCTCAACCATTACATCTACATTGTTACCATATAAATTTGGTAATTGATTAATGTAATCTGAATGAGCTTGTTCTTTTAGTTTATCATTACCCTCATGTAATCTTTTTGATTCTGAATAATGAACCATTGGTGTAATACCCTTAGGCCATGTACTCATTGCGAGTTCTAATGCTTTTTGTTCTGATAAACCACCTGTTTGAAAACCATGGTGGTGATAATCAAATACAATAGGGATACCAATACGTTCATGTATGTACATTAAATCTTTTACTGAGTACATACTAGCTTTATCATCGTTCTCTATCGTTAAACGTGTCTGTACGGATTCTGATAATCTTTCAAAGTTCTTACAGAATCTATCCATAGCAGAAATCTTATCACCATACACACCATTACAATGTATATTTAGTTTATTATAAGGAGTACGAGATAAACCCATCATATCAAATACCTCACCATGTAACTCTAAATCTTTTATAGTGTTCTCTACCACGTGTTCACGAGGAGAAACTAATACGTTAAACGGACCAGGATGTGATGTAATACGAATACCATGTTCATCTGCAAACTTACCACATAATTGTAATATAGATTTTATTTCCTTGTAATCAGGAGCATTTTGTAATCCATACTCAGAACCCCATGGAAATATATCCGATGATGTTCTGAAACATTTTATGTTGTGTTCGTTATTCCATTGAAGTATTGTGAATAAATCTTTAGCGTTTAATAACCCTAGTTCACTAGCATAATCAATACCCCTTTCTGTGAAAGTTCGTTTAATCATACTTCGATTTGTTGTTACTCGTGGTTTCTGAGAACCTAATGTGGAATTGATACAAGCGTAACCTAAATTCATATTTTATTCTTTTATAGTTTATTTATAAAGTAAATATACGAAAATTATTTGATATAACCTAATTTTTTAGTAAGTTTTTTTATCGAAGTTATCTGGGTACTTTGTTTTGTTAAGAAAGTCAGCAAGAGCAGTGTGATTGCCACCCTTATTCTTTAACCAATAATTGATTGCTTCCCTATCATTTACCCAGCGTTCTCGTTTACTCCAATCGAACCATGGGTGTGTATAGAAAGGAGCTCCTTTAAACGAATTTCTCCAAGCAGATTCTTCGTAATTAATTCTTCTCTCTTTTTCGGTTACAACTCCATCTTTATTTAAATCAGATTTATCAAACTCATCTTGTTTCTTTTGAAACTCATTGAAAGATTGTTCTTTATCATTTGTCATTCCAGCAACTGTAAATATTCCATCACTATCATCATCTGTATCAGTTTCAAACTGATTATCTTCTCTTTCTAAGAAATCTTGAACATCCTCATCATCTTCCCAATCATTATCATTTTCCTCATCACCTGTATCTGGAACTTCCTCATATAGTTCTCTCTTACGAATAACGTTTTCTTTATCTACGATACCTCTATCAACTTTAACTGCATTACTAAAAGCAATTACAAGAGCTACTGCTAACGGGTCAAATACAAAGATAATGATTAGTATAAACCAATTGATAATAACATCCATAGGCTTATCTAATAACCCACTAAGATATTCTAAAGGTCCTAATTCAGATGATACACCCTCGGATGATTCAATATCTAATATTTTTAATTGAATTGTTTGTAGTGAATCTGCCGCTACTTCTCTTTTGGACTGAACACCTTTACGATTTTGTTCTTCAACTTCGATACGTTTTTGAGAAATCCTAAGTTCGGAAGTAGAGATGGTTGTTCTAATGCCCCCAACCACCGAGGTGTCTCGTACTTGGATTGATTGAGATTTCGCATTAGAAAGAGTACTAATGTTAGTAGAAATTCTTTTAAGTTCTTCATCATATCGTATTACATCATCACCCCAAAACTTTTCTTTTTGTTCTAAGAATGCTAATTGTTTTTCTTTTATACTGAATTGGTTAAATGTATCTTGAAATGCAGATGTTAGAAATCCATAGATACCTAATGATGTTATAAGGATTAATATAAGAACTGCTCCACTTAGATAAATTCTAAATGATTTGTTTATCTTATCCCAATAGTTGTATAGATAACCAGCCGTTATAAGTTTAGCCAGTTCTAATGAACTTGCCATTATTATTACAGATACAGCCGCTCCAGCAAATAGTTTAGATAAACCACTTACCGAAAAGAATGCCGCATTAAATGCAACAAACAATGCAGTTAGTCCTAATAATAACGTTCTGAATTTCATGTTTTTTATCCCAAGTCTATTAACTCTTGTATCTTACCCAATCCATTTTGGATATCTCTTATGTATGACAACGCTTGTTTTTGGTCGGTTGGTCGTTTTCCTTCTATCATTTCACACACAATCTTAGCTCGTGTAGTTAAAGCCTCGATTGTATCACCAGCCCTTTGTTTGTAAACATCTTTCATAATTATATAGTTTATTGTATAGTAATAAATATTAAAGTATAAAAAAAGGGAGATTTTTCAACCTCCCTTTAATTTTTCATAACCCTTATTGTAAGTACCTTAGTACTGAATTTTAAGGCTCTTTGCCTTTACGGTGTTCTTCTTATCAATAAGGAGAGTTAATAACCCATTATCAAATTTAGCAGTTGTTTTAGTTCCATCATAATCAGTACCAACTGTTAATACTAAATCAATTTCCTTAACAAACGAAGAAGTATTTTCTCCTTTTGTAGATTTAACTGTGATTTCTTCTTCAGTAACATCTACTGTAATATCTTTTGGATTATGTCCAATAGTATTAATAGTAACTTGCTGTGAACCATCTTCTAAAATTGTACCCTCAAATTGTGAATTCAATCTATTAGTTGGTTTTGTTGTGTAGATATCTTTAAAAAACTTATCTACGAAATTTTCTTCAATTGTGTAAAACATAATATTCTATTTTTTTAATTTATTAGTTGTATATAGTAGTTCCAAAGTCGTACCAATCTATATTGTAACATAATCATATGACATTTTGTCAGTTTTTGTAACAAAGTCTATGACAAAGTGTCATTCAATATCTAAATGTGTTAGTGATTTATATAATATTTCAAGTTCTTCCTCTGTCCAACACAACCCAAGTCCAAAGAACCCAAGTAACTCAACACAATATTCTCCTTTTTTTAAATTAGGATACTCTTCCCACTCATCATTGGCCGATGAAATGATTTGTGCACAATCATCATCTGGATTGTCTTTTGGTATTGGAAGTACCCAATAAAAAAACTTTGTTACTTCTCCTTCATCATCTACTTCTTCTTCAGTACACTTTTCCCATCCTTGACGTATGAATGTTTTTTCTGTAATTGGGGTTACAGGAAATTCAATTTCCAAATCTTTCATTATTCTAATACTATTTTTATACTATCACTAATAAGATATTCTCGAATAGTGCCTGTTAGTATAAGAGTATCTCCTACCATTGTTCTAACTGGTCCTATTACATTATTAACAGTTCCATCCATAACATATGAAGAAGAGTTACTTACATCAACTAGCATATCTTGATATACCCATTGTAAGTTACTTTCCCATTCTACTTTTAAAGGAGGTAGATTAAGTGTATTGCCAACTGTACCACTTACTGTGTGTATTGTTTGATTAGTATTTTGATTTAGTTCTAAGTGATAATATCCATTTGAATCCATAATCAATCTACCATCTATTTCTAGAGTTGGTTCTTGTGGTTCAAAGATATCATCTTCAGTTGAACAACTCATTAGTGATGATAATAATACCAATACCACAAGTAGTACTCCACAAAATGCTAATCCATTTAATGCGAATTTTTCTGTTTGTTCTTTTCTGTGGTTATCTTTCATATTAAAATCTTATTTTTTCTTGCATATACATCTGATGAAACCAATACTTAATTTCTTTAGGTATTCTAATAAAGAGTACCCTTAACCATATAATTGGATTATACATTTAATTTAGTTAATATACTATCCCAAGTTGGATACTCATTTGGTGTGTAGTTGTTTTCCCAATCCAAACCGAATCTTAACAACTCACCACTAAACTCACCAGCACCATTCTTAACTCTATCATCAATAAGGTAATCACCCATTAACAAATCCTTTCTGTGTGTGATAAACATTTTCTTGTGGAATAGATTTCCGAAGTAATCTTCAATCCAAAATCTTTTATCACTATTTGAACCTGGATTTCCCCAAGGAGCTGCAGTTGCAATCATCAATTCATACTTACCACTTTCGTGTAATTTCTTTACGGCTTCAATTGCTCCTTTGATTGGAGGTGGGTTTCTGAATATACCTTGGATATGGTCAGGATTATCTTTGTATCTTTCTTTAAGATAAGGGTGAAGTTTGAAAAACTTATCAAACGCCTTTTCTAAATCAACTAAAACTCCATCCATATCGATGTAAACTATTTTTTTCTTCAAATCTTTTTCTTTGTTAAGGTTAGTATTATCACTCATTTACTTTATAAATATACGACTTTTTATTGGATTTACCAAGCTTTTTCGTGTTTATTTACCGATTATTTGTCTAACTTGTTCTCTATCATGAGAATCAAAATCAATAGGAACAATGTTTGGTTGTAGAAGGAATTTTCTTATTGCCCAATCTATTTCTTCTTTGGTAGCTATTGGGTAAACACCACCTTTAAGGTTGTAAAATTCATTACAATACTTAGTAAAATCTTTAATCTCTTTAATTATGTTCATTTTTAAGGTTTTTAAGGTTAATTATCTCTCTTATTACTTATGTAATATACGACTTATTATTGGATTATACAAGTCATTTCGTATTTATTTTGATTAATCGAAATTTGGTCTTCCCACATTGTTCATCAGTTGAACAAAGAATTTCAATGCTTTTATACACGTTCCATCTGCTCTACTAACTGCCATTGTTAAATCATTTCCAACAACCGCTTGAACGAATCCACCACCTTCATAACCAACGTTCCATTTAGTACATAATATACTTGTACCGATTCGTATAATATGAGTTGTATTTTCTTCATTCATATCATCTATTCCTGTGTACATTGCATTCTCATCAAAGAATTCTGTAACGATTTCACTAATCAATTGTATTTGTTTTTGTGTATCCATTTTAATTGTTTTAAGGTTTAATTATTTCAAATAACTTGGTCCATGAAATGTCCAAGAATCAGTTCCATCAAAGATGTTACCTCTACTATGTTTTGCCGGTGTTCTCCAACCAGCTGGTTTTAGTAAATCTCCTTTTTTAATTGGTGAGTTTTTTAATAAACCATCTACCATAGAGATGAATGCCCAAACAGTATCACCATCCATAACTTTCATATACTTATTACCTTTGGTAACTTCTAATAGTTCGTATTCTTTGTATGAGAAATTCTTATCCCAATATTCTTTTCTTTCATTATTAACTTTCTCAATCCAAATTTCAAATTTACTTTTCATATTTTAGTGTTTTAAGGTTTAACATTTGGGGTCTCACCCCCAACTCAATTACAATACTAATATACAAAAAAAAGT